GCTGGATAAGTGCTTTTCTAGCACAGCACACATGACCCCAAGCAAATAGTCGATCACCACGAAGGCAATCAAAGCATACAAAAACCCATCATAACCTCCCAAAAAGTAACCCAACCAACCGCCCACAGCTGCAAATATCATCTGAACAATGTTCCAAATGTCTCTCATTGTCATTCCCTCACTTTCATAAATTTGTGTATATAAAAAGACGCCCGGTGAAGGACGTCATGGTTTTCATTAATACGGTGCGTAATACACGCCATGATACGAGAAGGATAACTCAGGGCCAATTAGTACATTTTATTTCGCGTTTTACTGCTCCGACTATGCTATATAGTCCTTCGTATAGGCCCAAATTTTACTCTTTATGTAAAAAAGGCAATAAAAAAAAGCCCACCACAGTGTGATGAGCTAGAATTTGTCTCTCTATATGACCTTCTAATGTTTTTACTGAAACGAGTTTCTTCTATTATAAATACATAAAAAACAACCCACTCAGATTCCCTCTAACCTCGGTAACGTTCCGAAGCTAGATTCTCTCTAGGTGGGTTTCTTCATTTCTCTTATCTAGTTTTCCATAATGCCATTGGGTGATTTCTAATTCGTTCAATAATCTTCGTATCCTCAAATAAAAGCTCTGGAACGTATTCTCCCCTTTCAAACTTATTCAGGAATTCCTTTTCTTCATTTGACAAAACCATTAAATCAGAAATGTACTCTTTGACAAGTTTCTTAGCCGACTCCAATTCAAAATCATCCTTTGTTTTAATGACAGGATTGAGATCTGTCTTGATCTTCCTCTTAGTAATTGAGTCAATGCCTTTGGTATCAAAGGTCTTGTTAATACTGTTTTTATCTCTCGCTGATATGGCTGCATAGAATACAACGCACTTCTTGAGCATTTCCTCTTCCGATTCATCAAATAGACCATAGTGAATCATATTTCTTGCATCATACAAATCCCTGGCTGCAGCTCTGCTTAGTAGCGCATTCATCTTACTTCCGTATATCTCAAGTGGAGCCAGAGACTTCACCTTATATTCACTGGAAAAATGCTCAGTTATAATCGGTCTTTCTTCCGCTTTGAGAACGTGGGACCGTAATGAGTAATTGACTTCAATCTTGATATTATCCTTATTCCCGCTGGCTCCCAGATAGTCATAGACCCACGAGTCCAAGCTATGAGGATTCTTCGTCTTGGGATTTTTTGAATAACCCTGGGACACCATATAGTGATCAATAGTACTGTTAATGACCTCTCTACTTTCAAGCATTTCTTCTCTACTGTTGGTAATTAAATAATCCAAATCTATATCTACAGAAAGACGTGGCAAGTTGAAAATCGTAAGATTAATTGCTGTGCCACCTTTCAGCGCAAGACTATCTTTTAGAATTGGATTTGTGTTTAAATACTCCAGAATATCCGCTAGCCTCGTTACCTTTTCTAGTGTATCCCTCACAAATCCTAGTTCTTCAGCTTTTTTCCCTAAATATATAATGTCGTAATTAGACAAGTATATCGCCTCCTTGTTCCGTCATTTCAAAAAGTCCTTCGGGTATCATCAGTTCCCATTCACTGTTATAGAAGCTATCGTCCTTTGCTTCACTCACAAGGTACCGTCTACTTTTTCCTATTTTACCTTTGCAATATTCTATGAACTCCTTTGATAACTGCATCTCTTTTCGATAGTGATCAAGGAGATATCCTACCCGTTGATATAGGCCCTGGGTATTGTATATATCAAGGTATCGCTTCAGTTTCTTTTCATCCAAATACTGGATTCCTTCCAAGCAGTTCAACAATTCTTCAAACCCACCTATTTTATTGAAATCCCTTATACTGTCAACAACTGTCCGTTCCATATCAGTTATTCTAACCCCGGTGGTGTTCTTTGCTTCAAAAACACCCTCACTCATCCTTGATGCAACATATTTATAAGTTACATGATCATATTCAAAATGATTGAACTTTGTTTCAGATGAAACATACACTTCATAGAACACTTGATTCGCCAGCCCATAATATTCAAAAGCACTGTGGTGAGAGATATAAGCCGTGTCAGTTATAGCGCAAGCGATCTGATAACGAGTTGCTACAAGCTGCCCTGTTGTCGGGTTGACTACAGAGTATATATTCTTTCGTATCTTTTTGACCAGATCTTTTTTCATTAAACGGTCCAGCTGGGAATAAGCTGTCTTTTCATTACCTACGAGCTTCTTTACATCATCGATTGTAAAAACCGGATACTTCGCCAATTCAGTCAACACATCCACTTATCTCACCTCTCTTTTTAATTATGGCATGATTTTCTTCATATTTGAAGAATAACGTTCCATTTTTAAAATTATTATAACCACTTTACTTTAGTGCTATTCATCTTTTTTTAATTTTAGCACGTTATTCTTCAGAAGTAAAGAAAATCGTTCCGTTTTTAAAAAATAAACCAAATGATTATTTGCTTTTTTTACCATAAAAAATAAACCCACCAAGTTGCTTGATAATTACAATCGAGCTACTCAGTGAGTTTCATTTTTACTTTCTTACTTGCCTTGAGATTCCAAAAATCAAATTGAAGTTGATGATGTTATTAGGGTGAACAATCCCATTTTCAATGACTCTTTTAAAGATGTCGCCGCGATAGGAAGTGGACTTGATATCACCAAGATTCTCTAATTCATTTAAAAACCAGTTTTTCTCGCTCACAAGAAATTTGTATTCATCTTCCTTATCTACTAACCTATTTATTTTCTCTTGTGTTTCCATTATTGAATCCGTATATCTCTTAATCTCAGTGGTATCCTCTCCTTTTTTCCCACCCTCTTCTACTACTTTGTACAACTCCAGATATTTCTTTTGGTTTTCTTCTTCTAAGAAGACCAATAGTTGTTTTTCTTCTTCAGATATTTTCTTCATTCCAATATGCTCGTTTAAGAGGGCCTCAAAAGACTGGTCATTTTTAAGACCAAATAGCAAATCCATGAATAGCGACATGATATCTTCTTCCTCAATTTTCAGTTTATCACAAGATACTAACGGGTTTTTCTTCAGTGCTGCCTTACATCGCCAGTGATGTTTAGTGCTCACTTTATTTTTCACGGCTACATGAAAATACACACTCCCACATTCTGAACAGATAAAACTAGAAAAGAACTCTCGCTTATCATGCAGTCCATTCGTTTTATCACTTTTCTTAGGTCTTCTTTTAGCTAATTCATTTTGGGCTCTTTCCCATGTAATCCTGTCTATGATTGCAGGATGATGATCTTCAATCAAAACCTGTGAAGCATCTCCAAAATTCAACTTTGATCTACTGGTAAATGTATCTTTTGTATATCGCTTTTGATAAAGAAGATCCCCAGTATAGGTTGGATTATTTAAGATAGTGCTTATAGTTTTACTGTTCCATGAGGATTTCTTTTTCATTGTGGGGATCCCTTCATGGGTTAAATCTCTACTTATCTGAGCTCCGTTAACTCCTGCGATACATCTTTCAAATATTGACCTTACTACGTTTGCTTCTTCTTCAACAATATACCAACTTCGATCTTTATTAAAATTATAACCGTATGTTCTCATGCTATGTCCAACGACACCACGTTTTGCATATGCCTTTTTCCCCCATGATATGCTTTCTCCTAAGCTTCTTGATTCTTCTTGGGCAAGGGCACAATATACAGTTAATAATACCTCCCCATCTTCATTGGCAGTATCTATCTCTTCTTTCTCAAAATAAATGGAAACATTATATTCTTTGAGCTTTCTGACATACTCAAGGGCATCAACAGTATTTCTTGCAAATCTTGAAATAGACTTTGTAATGATCCGGTCAATTTTACCATTCTCGCAATCTTTAATCATCTTCTGAAATCCTGATCTCTTTTTTGCATTAGTCCCTGATACTCCTTTATCAGCATAGATTCTAACTAACTGGTTATTAGGATCTTTTAGAACTGAAAATGTATAGTAAGCAACCTGCGCTTCTAGTGATCCAATCTGATCAGGTTCTCTCGTGCTAACTCTTGCATACACACCAATCTTAATCTTCTTCTTTTTCTTAACAGGTTCTATTTTGAAGATGCCCGATGGGCTGTCTTTATACTTCTTTTTAATCTGTTGTATTAGTTCAAGTCTTTGATTATTTTGAGCCTTTAAAACTTCCACCTCATCGTTCCTCCTCTCTGGTTGATAACATATTGTATTCTCGCTTTTTCCCGATTTAACGGGGATTATTTTATTTTCTTGTTCTATCTCTATCCCTGATTTTTTCTTTTTGTAGTTGCTGGGTTCTATGCATTTCTTGTGGTGGAGTTGAATAAAGTCTCCAAATTCAGTAACCGAATTATCTAGCCAGAGGACTTGAAAATCTTTTTCTGTCAGTATCGATATACTCATAACAAAGGCTCGTAACATCGAAATGTCGGCCATTTCAATAAAGTCTTTTAGAAATTTTATGCCTTGCAATTTTTCTAAAGTTTCCATCCTAAAAGCTCGATCTTCTTCTATCTTAGAGGCCAAGTCTTCAAAGTCTACAATGTTCTTTTCAAGTTCTATTATTTTCTTATTCATAACTTCCTGGTTGCTTTCATCAGCTAGAGTCAACTCCTCTTTTGCCAAAATCAATCTCATCAGGTGACTCATTCTGTGTAGTTCGAATCTATCATTTTGGTTCACCTTCTCAATGTCATCCCTCATTCGCTTCAAAGCACCTGGCTGGTCAAAAGAATATCGATACTTCATGGCGCTCATCATCATTTCGATTAACTTTGACTCGCTCAATGGTGATGAACTACAGTAACTAGAATGTTTATCCTTTCGTCCGCATTTCCATTTATGAACTTTCCTCTCTTTTCTATGTTGATAATTCGACCCACAATAAGCGCAGGTGATTCTTTTTGTTAGTGGGTAAACCTTATTCGGACTTTTTCTATTTTTCTTTTTTGCATCAATAATGGACTGTACTTCGTTAAATGTCTCCTCATCAATGATAGCTGGATGTGTGTTCATTATATAGTAACGATTTTCTTGACCTTCATTTATTACAGTTCTGCTCTCTAAAAATATGTTGGTAACCTTATTTGTAAACCTATTACCCGTAAAATTATGATTCGTGAGCAAGTGCTTTACACTCGTGCAATCCCAAACATCTCTCCCTAACGGTCTCTTAATACCTTTTTCTGTAAGCATTAATGCAATTTGATAGGTAGAAGTGCCCTCCAGAAATAGTCTAAAAATTCTCATGATCACTTCCGCTTCTTCTTCAACTATTCTAAAGGTCTTCTCTCCATCAATTTCAACAACCCTGTAGCCATATTGATTCAGAAAAACAGGTCTTCCCATTTTATTTCTTTTCTCAACACCCCATTTAATTTGTTCGGAAATCGTCAAGGCTTCTTGCTGAGAAACTGCTGCCAAAGCTGTTAGAAAGAATTTATTACGCGTTTTTAATGAATCGATTTTTTCTTTCTCAAATATTACAGCTACATTGTTTTCTTTCAATAGTTCTACGGTTTCTAGTAGCTCTTTTGCATTTCTGGAGAATCTTGAAATACTCTTCGTAAGCACTACATCTATCCGTTGTTCCAAGCAATGCCTTATGAGCCTTTTAAGACCTGGTCGTTTATCTATCGTTAATCCTGAAATGCCACTATCATAATATATACCGACTAACTTATATTCAGGGTTCTTCAGAATATAAGTTGAGTAGTAATCCATCTGATTCTGTAAAGAACTTAATTTAGTATCATCAGCAATATGGCTAATACGACAATAAGCTGCAACTCTTATCTTGCCACCATTTTGTTTAACTGGCTCTTCCTTCGCTGAAGGCCACAGCACTTCAACCGATTTTCTTGCCACAATAAAAACTCCTTTCTCTAGAGCTAACCTACTAATTTGCAGGTATGTTATTAATGGCTCTAGTCCAGAGATAATGCAAGTACTATCTCTGAAATGAAAGAAGTTCTGGATTCAATTGATGATATTGGGTTTCCTATTTCTTTGCCTAAATGTTACTACTCAGCTTTTTTACTCCTCTGTGGTCTTCTTCTTGCGTTTACTTCATATGAAACGCCGCATTTTAGTTGAAACTCTACTCGCCATTTATTGTAGACGATTCCCTTCTCAATGACTTTGGTTAGGATGTCCGGATCAAAGTCTTCATCAGGTCCTTTGATTTTTCCGAGGACTTCAATTAGGATTTTCAGATTCTCTTCAAGGTATTCACTTTCCTTTTTGTTCTCACTCAGCCCATCATACTCCATTTGAAGTATCTCTTGTTCGTATATCAAGTGCCTCATAGTCGCCTCGTAAATGGTCTCATTTGACCCTGATGATCTCGTAGCCATCGCAGTAATTTTATCTGTGATCCTATCGATTTGGGTGCCCAGCTCATTTAGCCTTCTGTCTTCTTCCTCTGTTAATGAGGCTTCTTCAATGGCCAGCTCCACATCTTCAATCAGTTTAGCCTCATCCCTTTTTATGTCGAAGAGAAGCTTCATGAAGGCCCGCTCTAGTTCTTCCTCCCAGACATAACTGCATTTGCAGTCTTTAAAATTTGGATCTCTTTTGGAAGCAACTCTACAGTGCCAAGCCGTGAACTTCACAGGTGCTCTATCCTCTCCACAGTGAGTGGTGAGCCGTCTTCTGGTGACTGGTCTTCCACACTCTCCGCAAAAGAGTTTATTTGAAAAAGGCGCTGCCCCGCTATAAGCCATGTTGTATTTATTGTCTGGATCCCTAAACATCTTACTACGTCTATTCAGCTCTTCTTGTACCTTTTCCCAATCTTCCTCGTTAATGATCGCTGGATGGTGATTTCTAATATAGTACTGCGGCTGATGCTCTTTATTTCTCACTCGCTCATGGGTCAGAAAATCTACCGTCACGGTCTTTTGTGCTAGACAATCACCTTTGTATTTTTCATTTCTCAGAATCTTGTAAACAGAGTCCGAAGTCCAGGTCTTCTTATTTCTCGCAGTCTTAATCCCATCCCTCATCAGTTCCTTGGCAATTGTAGGTGTACCTTTCCCTTCAAGGAGTTCTCGATATATTCGCTTTACCACTTTGGCCTGCTTTTCATCGATGGTGATGTTCCCGTCTTCATCTTCAGTGTAGCCTAAGAAATAGGTCGTTGGAACATGAGCTTTTCCTTGCTGAAACCTTTTCTGAACGCCCCACTTTGTGTTTTCTGAGATGGACCGTGACTCTTCCTGGGCCATGGATGATAAAATTGTGAGGAACAATTCACTCTTGCTGTCTAAGGTATCCAGATTCTCTTTTTGAAAGTAAATCCCAATCCCAAGGTTCTTAAGCATTCTGATGTAGTGAAGACAATCCAAAGTATTTCTCGCAAATCTGCTGATGGACTTGGTGATGATGTAGTCGATTTCTTTGTTCTGGCAGCGCTCAATCATTCGATTAAACTCAACTCGATTCTTGGTAGAGGTTCCTGATAAACCTTCATCTGCAAAAATTTCTACAAGCTCCCAGTTGGGGTTTTTCTCTACATACTCTTTAAAATAGGACACTTGGATATCATAGCTGGTCGCCTGCATGGCTGAGTCTGTTGAGACCCGGACATAAACGCCAATCTTCTTCTTTTGTCCATCAAAATTCTCTTCATTCCTTGAAGTCCTTGTCCGAGCCGGAATGATGCTGACTCTTGATGCCGGTAGCCTTCGTGCTTGTTCATTATTCATTAAGCATCTCCTCCTTCGTCAAGACTTATTTCTGTTTCCTCCCCGGTCACCCATATCACTTTCAATAAAAAAGATGACTCCGCTATTACACGTGTCATCCATGCCCTTAAGAATCTTGTACTATCTAATTTTTTGTAAAGCTCATTGATAGGATTGGTGGATTGTTTTATTTTACCTAGTTCGGCTATGGCTTCTTTTCTATATCGATCATCTGAATCAATCATCGCCCACCAAGGCTCTCTTTCAGAGATTGTTTTTTCGATGGCTATTCTTTGCTTTTCCAGTTCAGCTTCATCTTTATTCTCAATAACTGCCATGCTCTCTGCAAAGAGGGCTTTTTCAAGTTCAAGTCGTAATCTATTCTGTTCTCCATCCCTCAAAACTTCTGTATTGAGAAGGTTTTTCTCAAGTTGAATAATTTGTCTTTTCGCAGGTGCCTTGGGATCAATCTCAAACTTTTCTATGAAGGCTCTTTTAAGTATCTTGATTATCATTTCATCCTTAATCCCATCCATTTTACAAAGCCTAGTGCTTTTCCTACGGTTACTGCATCGCCATGTGACATAACCTCTAGTTTGGTAGCGGTGAAAGTTTGCACCACACTCTCCGCAGACTATTCTTCCAGTGAAATCATAGCGTTTATTCGGGCCACGCTTAACCCCCTTAGTTTTTGGCTTAAGAATCTGTTGGACTTTATCAAATGTTTCTCTGTCGATGATCCCTTCGTGATGGTCCTTGATGTAGTACTTTGTTTTCTGCCCATCATTTGTTACCTGCTTATGTGTTAGGTAGTCCTCTGTAAATGTTTTTTGGCAAATGACATCACCTACATAACGCTCATTTCTAAGGATTGATGTAATAGCAACATTGGTCCAGTCGTTTCTTCCATTTGCTTTCAAATAACCGTTTCTGATGAAGTGATTTGCAATCTCTGTAGGGGTTCTGCCTTCTAAATACTGTCTGAAAATCTCACGTACCGCAGCTGCTTCCTTCTGATCAATCACCCAACGTTTACCCTTTACCTTTTTATATCCAAGGATCCTGACAAACCTACCTTCTCCTTGTTCGAAGCGTTTTGATGTGGCCCAGGTAATATTTTCAGATGTGCTTCGACTCTCTTCTTGAGCTGTTGCAGCGAGCATCGTAAGAATGAATTCACTCTGCATATCTCCCGTATAGAGATTCTCTTTCTCAAAGAGTACGTATATTTTCTTGTCCCTTAACTCTCTAATCACCTTCAACGTATCCATGACATTTCGCGCAAATCTTGAGATTGATTTGCAGATTATCAAGTCGATTTTCCCTGCCTTGGCATAGCGGATCATTTTATTGAATCCATTTCTGCTTTCCATCTTTGTTCCGGACTTGCCCAGGTCTGAAAAGACACCAGCGAACTGCCACTCAGGGTTTGATCGGATGTAATTGGTGTAATGAACGATTTGATTGTCCAGAGAATTCATTTGAAGTTCTTCTTCTGTGCTGACTCTACAGTATGAAGCAACCCTTAATCTATGTTCATCGGTCGCTAAATTTCCTATGCTCAACTCACTAGGACGATTTCTAGGCGTTCCGTATCTAAAGATTCCATCGCTCATGCCTGATGTGCTTCCTGATATGGTTCTCTCCATGTTTTTTCCTCCTTTCGCTTAGTAAGCCATTCTGATATATTATTTTGAATGACCATCCAAACACCGCTTTAAAATATAAAACCCTGAAACGCCTATAATTCAAGGCTTCAGGGTATCGGCGTCATAGTATATATCACTCTAAAACGAGTATTTATCAAGTCATTTCTACTATATATAGGGATAAAAATAAGCCGATGCTGTAGAGATAACACCGGCTATAATTTTGAGATTTTCCTTCTATTCATACTTCATGTAGGCAACAAATCCTGCCTTCTTTAAGCGAGCCATTAGGGCCTCTGCATTCTTCTTTTCGCTGAAGGCGCCTACCTGTATCCGGTAGTATTTTTTACCGGATTCCTTCTCAGGTTCGACCTCCACACCAGCACTGACCATCTCAAGATTATCTTTATCAACCCAGGTCATAATACCAGCCTTCTCATCCATGGTGCTTTTCAAAATGGTTTTACCAAGTAGAACACATTCCTTGCCGCCTTTGATCACAGGTTTTCCATTAAACACATCCTGGGTAATCAGGTGATAGTTCCATTTCACCCAGTTTGGAATGATTGGACCTCCTGGATAATAGGTTCTGGCAGACGCTTTGATTTCTACAATATTACCCACTTCAAAATCTTCTTTTCCATCATCTGCATTCTCCAGTTCCTTCTTCACAGCAGCCCTAAAGGTATCCATGCTCTCCCCATGCTTTGGAAACCAGTGCCCTACATCGGAATGATTGGATGCGACCCCCTTCTTATTTCCTTCTGCATGGCTGATGATGTCTTTTTCAGTCAGACCATACTCTCTACAAAGATGAACACAAAGATTCACTGCATTCTGCCAGGCTTTTCTAAAGTAGGCTTCATTTTTCTTCACATCATAGCCTACCATGTTAGAACCACCTGAATAAGAAAACCCACTCGGCTCGCATATCTCAAAACCGATGTGGGTATCATTCGCTTTTCCTCCTGCATGCCAGCCTCTATGATTCCAAGGTAGGTATTGCCAGACTTCCTTATCGTCCAAGAAGGCATGGACACAAACCTGACGATTGATTTCACCAGCCTTATAGGATTTGTTCCATCTACTGAACCAATCGGCGGCCATCACTCCCGGCGTAGCGGTGGAATGAACCATGATGCCTTTTGGTGTGATCTTTCTCCCGGCTGTATAACAATCATTTCTGGTCATGTATTTTGTCTTTAAATTACTTAGTGCCATCCTTATCGCCTCCATCTTTTAGCTGCTCTAGGATGTCTTTGAGCTTCTCGGGGATAGGCAGTCCAAGTCTTGTTGCATTTTCAATAATGCTAATCCCTTCATTAGACAGATAGAAGAAGATCACTGCTGTTCTAATGGCACTACCATCTCCGATAATGTTCTGATCAATGATGTGCGCCACACCTACTAGGGAGAAAATCACTACTTTCTTGAAAATCCCCTTAGCACCTACATCGCTGGATAAGT